TGATGATGTTGGCAGCGGTGACACCTGTGAGCGATGGCGTAGCCCAAGCCGAGCCGTTCCAGTGACGCGGCGCGTCTTCGCCGTTGCAAATCCACAGGAACGATCCCCCAGCAGTGGTGATGTTGGTCCACTGAAACTTGGCATTGCTCAGACTGGTGATAACCGCTGCTCCCACCGCCCCTGCGGATGTCACGTCGTACACTGCGGTGCCCGAGGCCGCGAACATCGTGTTAGCGGTGCCGGAATTGTAGATCATCAAGCTCTGAACGGTACTGGGCAGTCCCGTCACATGATCGTCATAGCCGTTGCGAACTTGCACATGGGAGCGGGCCGGGAAGAAATTATCCAATCGGATCGCATCCGTAGGCGGCAGCAAATCAACAGAATCACGAGTATTCAGACCCCCGATAGGAGCCGGAATTGTAGCGTTCGTGCCCGTGATGCGGAGAGGAGATGTTGCCATCAGGCCAACTCCTCCAACTCTCTAAGCCGTTCCTCACCATACAAAACATTTGCCGCCAACCGTTGCGCAATCTCTGGGGGTATATCATCATATCTACGGACAAATGGCTCGGCTTCCGATCCAGGTACAATCTGCTCCTCATCGACCACTACCTCTGGTGCCGGAGGCTGCACTCCTGGTGGCGCTTGCGGGACGCTTGTTGGAGGGGCGACATCAGGGAGAAGACCGGAAAGCCCTGTGGCCGCACCAGACAGCTCACCACCAATCCCCTCTGTGATGGGTGATAGCGCTTGACCAATCCTCCCCCTTATATCTCCAGGGATCGCCAGGAGGTCTCCTAAAGCAGTTCCCTCTGGCGCTAGGGCATCCCTAGCCACTTTTGCTAAAGTTTGGTTTCCCGATAATAAATTTCCCGCATTTATGAGTCCCCCAATAACCCCAGGAACACCCCATCCTATTGCCGTGTTTATGGCAGCGGGAATGAGCCCCCCGAACATCCCCATGCTCATGCCTTCAGGAACTGACACCACCGGCTGACCAAGCTGCGGATGCGGGTTGAATATCGCATATCCGCCAGTGCTGGCATCTCCCTGATTAACATGGCCTATCTGTGCCACAGTAGCGTCTGCGTTGTTTTGGGCGAGACTGGAACCAGGCGACAGCCACCCCAATCCCCCATCACTTATATTTCCTGATACAGCTTCTCTCCCCGCATCAGTCAATGTGCCATTAGAATTTACATTATCAGGATTGCTGGCAATTAGAGCTAAGTTGCCTTCCTGAGTAAGCGGCGCTTGATCGACCTGCTGTGCCTGTGCTTGCTGTGCTTGCTGTGCATTAAATGCTGTTAAAGCAGCGGCAGCATTTTGATCGGGTTCTGCTAAAGCACTGGCTGCGATATGCGCATCAAGGACTGCTGCAAGGGCAGCACCCTGAGCATATGGAGGCGCAGCCGCTATTCCTGATGGAGCAATAGCGCCACCAGCTCGTCGAGCATCTGGTATAGCAGCAACATTGATTGCCGAACGGCCTCCGCCTCCCAGAAAGCCCAACCCGCCCGGCCCCGATACTCCCTGCCCTGGGCCAAACCGATAAGAAGGCAATCCGTTAGCCATATACTGACCGCCGCCAGGGGCCACGCCCCCGCCTTGAGACCGCAGCAGCGCGGCTTCGTCAGGTTGTATGTAGGCGGCAAAATGCCCCGGCGGAGCGCCCCGATTGAGCGCCCGCGAGAGCATCACTCCGTAGAGGTCACGCTCCATTGTCAGGCCGTTTTCGCCCCGCCAGGAAGAGCGGCGCTGCCCGTGGCCGCGTAATTATCAGTGGCCGATGCCGCGTTGAAGGTTCCCGCATTCGTTTACCACCAAAATTCGGCATGATCTTCTCCTCTGGTTAAACGCCGCCGTAGTTACCCTCGGGCTCGTTGAGCGCAAGAATGACTCTGCTTGGGCCAGCCATGCGTAAGATAGGACTGGCTCCATCATGGTTGCTGTATTCCGCCATGCTGTTTTGATAATCAACAAACTGTTGGTCATACGGCAGCCCCTTGAGCTTGAGAAAGCGCCATACAACCCCCAAAACCACCAACTCCTCCTCCAGCACCGTGGTCTGGGAATCACCGCTGAATTTGTCCGCATTGGCAGATGTCCCGCCCGATGTATCGACCCAGTTTTTCGATACATACTCGAACTTGACTGACTCTCCCGCTGTCGGGGTGGGGTGCATCAAAAGATTGCCGCCCCGTATCCTGAAATAGTTGGTGATGCCACCGCTGACCACGGCCAGTATCTGCTGCCATTTGGCTGCCGTGATCGGCCCGTAGTAGCGTCGATCCGTAGTTCTGTTCCACAGCGTTTGATTGCTGAAGCGCCCGAAATCCGTAGCGATGGTTGTCATCGCCCCCTGGCTCTCTGAGTTGACTGTCGTGTGGCTGCCCTCTTGGGTCAGCACTTCCCACGCATATTTCTGGACCTGGGAGCGACCCTCTTGATTGGCACAAGCCTCTAGCTGGATCGTCGATGTATCCGTCGAGGCCGTAACTGCGTCAGGCGCAGTGATGCCAATCAAATTGGCCGCATCCTGACAAATGGTGAGGAGCGTCATCCAACTGCCTGCACGGGCTTCATGCCCTCTCGATTCGCGATGTAGTCACGCGCCTTCTTGCGGAGATCGACAGTTCCCGCGCCCAGTGCGCCCACCGAGGCGTCCGAGAGATCAGCCAGCTCCTCGACAGTATTCACGTCCTGTTGAACGAGTGCATTTTCTTTCCGCGTACCCACACCCTTCAATTCCGTCAGGGGAGTTCCCTTGGGACGCACCTTGCCCACAGTGCCTTTGGTGTAAGCCTGATATTCGACAGGGAAGTTCTCTTTCAGAAAGTCCTCTTTCTCAGAAACTTTGTAGAGGACAGTGTTGAAATCACCCACCCGACGAATTTCCACCAGATCAGGCGATCCGTTCTCTCCAGCAAATATCTCTATGCGGATGTTGCTCATAAGCAGTTGTGCGGGGATGTTTCCACCCCCGCACTCCCTTCTCGGTTAGATAGCAGCCGACATCGGCCACGTCCCCAAACCAGCAGCTTCACCATCGCTGCCGCCACGGGCAGTCGTCAGGAACAAGCCATTCACGGCAGTCTGGGCTGACGAATCGTCATCCAGCGAACCCGCAGTTGCCGATGAATACAGGGTGACATCAGCCGCAGCAGAAGCCAGCACGTTCATCGTGACAACTCCCGTAAGCTGAACCCAACCATATTCGCCAGAACTGATGGCCTCTGGAGAGACCCCGATGATATGCCCATCGTCAATGAGCGCTTTGGTACAAGGAACCCCCGAATAAGCCTCGGTGATTGCCACCACATCGTACTGCGCGACGGCAGAACCAGCGGTGATATACAGCCAAGTCGAGCTGTCCGTACCTATCATCCGAGTCCCGATAGCCTGGGACGCAGTTGACTCAGTCCCGCCATCAAAGTCGATGCCAACGGCACTCTGAGTTGTGTATGCCATTCGCTCCTCCTCTAGGCTTGGATGACACCCTGCCGTGCGCGGTTGCTTACAGCCATATTTCCGGCCCAAGCAACAGGCATGACAAGAGCATCCTGGTTAACAGAAGCCTTCTCACCAAGAGGCACGAACTCCCGCCCATCGGCATATCTGAGGAACAGATAGTCCGTGTTGAGGAAGTACATCTTGGTCGTCGGGCACTGATCGTCGTAGTACACCGGAGCGTCCATGAACATAAGATTCATGAATCCAGCCGCTGCCGACTCATCGCTCGTAAACCGCTGGTTCGTCTGAAGAGACGCCCAGTAGTACCCGAAATAAGTCGTATCCCCGACGATCACATCTGGCCGATCCGCGCCACGGATACAAGCCAGCCACAGAGTGTTCATGGCCGTCTGGATCGTGGTTGCGGAAGCGGCGACGCTTTCCGTCGAGAAGTCATAGACCTGATTCTGCCAGAACGAATAGGTCGTGCTGTTGATCCCACCGACCGTGTTACCCACGGTGCCTGGAACCAATAGCTGCAACCCACCCAATTCCTTGGAATCAGTGCCGGTGCCGTCTGCATAAAGCGCAGCCGCCATCGTATTCTTGAGCGATTTCTCAAGGTTCCGAATACGGCTTTTGAGCAGATTGAATATCTGCTCGGGGCCGGAATTCTCGACCTGCTCAAGACCGGAGATAACCACGTTGCCCGCCAACTGCTTGTAGTTGAACTCGGCAGCGGTAAAGACGTTGCTGGTCGAAGTATCAAGTACCTCGTAACCCGAATACCACTTGGTAGTCGAGTTCGTAGCATACTCAAGCTCCTGGACAATGGTCCGACCCGTCGCGGGAGACTTGTTCCCGTTCTGGTCAATGTGACGCAACAACGCGTTGTTGTTGGTCACGTTGTCGGCCATCTTTTTGGAGTAACCAGCAAGCGTCGTGGTCACGATCTCCGTATAGGTACTATTTGGAGAAGTAGCCATCTGTGCTTGCTCCCATCATAAGAGCAACACAACGTCAGCCAGAAACAGTCGATCCAATCGAAGTGCGTAAAATGTCATCAAGATCAGATGGCTTGACGGAGCCACCGGGCAGTGCGCCATGTCCGCGCGTAGGCTGTATCTTCTTGGCTTTCTGGACAGCCGCCTTGCGCCTGTCGTCTTCCTTTTTGGATACAGCATTGCGCTCATTGGTAATGGCCTCATTGTAGAGATCATTGTCCAAGCGGAGCGCCATCCCGTAGGCTTCGTCCAAATCCGTGGTCTCTCCGGCATTTACCAGCCGCCCCATGCGCTCACGCAGCTTTTCAAAATGCGGATGCTTGAGATTCCCCTTGGCATCTTTTGCCGTAGAGAAGCTCTCAACCTGATCCACAAGCTGTTGCTGTTGAGCCATGACTTGCGACTGCTGCATCGTCTGGATATGAGCCTGAGTCTGGTTCAGTTGCTGTTGCAGTTGAAGAATTTGCGGATCGCTTGGAGTCTCCTCCACATAATCCACACCCGAATCACCAGACAATCTAATCCCGTAATGCTGGGCGAGATTTTGGAGAGCCAATTTGGGGTTCTGCCTTAGCGCATTATCATAGGTCATAAGACGCGAAACATACTCAGCTTCGCTAATCCCGTGAGCTTGCATCTGCTGCTTGTAAGGTGCCAGAACGCCTTGAAGGCTCTCTATCTGTCTCCGCTGCTCTGCGAGGTCAGTTGTCTTGCGAGTGAACGCCGCATCACGCTCTTGCTCCCGTTGGAGCATAAAGCTCCGCTGATCTTCGGGAAGATGCTCAAACGCCTCACGGTGTTCAGCGGGCCATGTCTTGGGTGCAGAAAGTGCATCCGGCTCTGGCTCCCTATCGGGAGTGGCCTCCACATCTGCGCCCTCATGGCCCTCGGCGGCATCGTCTGATGGGTCCGACTGGACTTCGACTTCTTCCGCACTTGTTTCTCCGGCAAGGGGTTGGGGCTCACTGGGAGTGGGTTCCGGCTTGCCGTCCGTGAACTCTCCGCTAATCACACTCTCTAAAACACCGTCAAGAGTTATTGGCTCTGACGCTGGCCCCGACTCCGGGGTGCTAGTCTCAGTATCGGTCATTTCTTATCTGGTCCCAATTATTCGGCCGCTCCGTTCCCGACCAATCATTGCCAATCTGGCGCACATTATGCCGTCGCTCATGTTCGCGCAATGACGAACGACTGCCAACAACCTTTCCGTCAACAGGCGAGACGAACGGCTCTATGTCCTTCATCACGACAAAAGTCTGCTGGGGGCGCACGTCATCCACGCGGCGCAGCCGCGTCCTGCGCGACCATTTGATGTCGCCGTAATTCTTAGTGTAGTGACCGGGGGTCATCGCCCCTCCGTCATCATTTTCATCTCAGCGTCAAGTATTGCCAGATCTTCCTTGGAACGGACGCGCTCAGACGAAGCGCGGGATTCTTCTTGGATTTCAGCAGTCTTGCTGCGCTCCCGTGAGGTGATATCTGCCAGCTTACCCTCTTGCTTCAGCTTCTCACGCTCCAGCTCGGCGGCAATACGCTGCTGGGCAATGCGTTCTTCAGGATCAGGCTGCGGTGGCTGCTGCTGCATGGCCTGAAGCTGCTGCATCACCTGGGATTCGGTTTGATCTATGACATCCTCGAAATTACGCCCGATCTTCCATGCCCCTGAGACAAACTTGAGAATCTCAAATGCGATGGGCGTCAGCTCTGGGGCGTTCCGCGTTGCCTCTATTGCCTGGACGAGATAGCCGCCCATGACGTTGGCAAATTCCACCCGCGTCCGCTTCATCTCTTCTTCGTCCGCGAATACGGTGCTGTCGGTCTCAACATCTATCTGATAGTGACGGGTCTTGTCGTTCCGCATGATCTGA